CGGTGACGGGAATCAGCAAGCTGCCGTAGGTACAACCATAGCCATGTTGGAACAGGGCTCACGGGTCATGTCTGCGGTGCATAAACGGCTACATTACGCCATGCGGGTTGAGTTTAAACTCCTTGCACAGGTAATGTCGGAGAGTTTACCGCCCGATTACCCGTATTCTGTTGAGGGCGTTGATGCGTCGATCAAGGCAGAGGACTTTGATGAGCGTGTGGATGTTATTCCCGTGTCCAATCCGAATGCTTTTAGTCAGGCGCAGAGAATTACTTTAGCTCAGACCAAAATGCAACTTGCAGCGCAGGCTCCAGAGATGCATAATATGTATGAAGTCTTTTATGATATGTATGAGTCGCTTGGTGTTAGGGACATTGACAGGATTTTAAAGAATGTTCCGCAGGATGAGCCTATGCCACTTGACCCTGCACAGGAGAATATAAATGTTTTGGACATGGCAAAACTTACCGCTTTTGAAGGTCAAGACCATCAGTCGCACATTATGGCACACATGGTTTTTGGTTCAAGTCCGATGGTTGCTAACAATCCTGCCATGGCGGTTGCGCTTCAAAAGCATATTATGGAGCACGTTCAAATACAGTCGAGAGAGCAGGCTATGCAAATGGCTCAACAACAGGGTGCTCAAGCCGATCCCGTCCAGTTGGAGGCGCTTACGGCGCAAATGATTGCGCAGGGTATGCAACAGGTTAAGCAGTTAAGTGGTCAGCTTTCAGGTGCAGGCAAACCCGATCCGCTTGTAGAGCTCAAGAAACAGGAGCTTCAGATCAAGGCACAGTCCGAACAGTCGGACGCTCAGATTGATCAACAGAAGGTTGCCTTGGATCAACGTGGTCAGGATATTAGAAGCGATCAGTTTGATAAACGCCTTCAGTCGCAAGAAAAACAAACAGAGGCTCGAATAAACGCAGGGCGTGAAAGAGAATTGTTGAAACTTCAAAATCAAAGGAGACAGTAATGTCAAAAGTTAAAATTGTAACAAACACGCCCGGCCCTGCGCCAAAGGCTAATGAGTATGCTGATATTCAGGGGCATGGTCGCATACCTTACGGTAAGACAGCGCCTGCACCAATAGGCAATGATGAAAAAACGCAACAGCTTCGGGGTATGGGAAAAGCAAGAACATCCAAGAAATAAATTATAATCTACGGAGAAAAAGATGGTTGTCGCTGAAGTCCTCACGGGGCTTGCCTTACTTAACAAAAGTGTCGATTTCATAAAGACAAATCTGAACACAGCGAGAGATATAAGTGCTTTTGCTGAGTCCATTGGCAATATTCTGGATGCTGAAGATCAAATACAAAAAGGTCGTTCTAAAAAAGCCAAGATGGGTATTGCTGATCAATTTGGTTTAAAAACGGTAGCTTCAGAAATTATTGATGCTAAAATTGCTGCGGAAAAAAGGTATGAAATAAGTGTTGCGGTTGACATGAGGTTTGGTAATGGTACATGGAAATCCATTGTTGATGAACGGGCAAGACGTCTTCAAGAGGCGAAAGAGCAAGCTAAAGAACAGGCAAAGATAGCAAAACAAAAACAGGAAGAGATTATGGAAGTTGTTGGTATAGTTTTGGTTATACTTGCTGTTTGTGGACTTGGTATGTTACTTTTTTACATCTTATCAAAAACGTGGTGATATGTTGGAAGATCCGAAATTTCTTGTATTATTAACTATAATATGTTTTATTTACGCATACTTTTCGTCGTTGTATAGAACACAGCCTATGTGGTTACTTGTTAAATAGGAGATAACATGGCTCAAAAGAAACTTCAAAAAGGCAGTGCATGGGAACAGGCGGATCTTGATGGTGATGGAACCGTCACGGATGGGGAGCTTGCCATGGCCTCAAAAATGGAACAATTACAACATCAACGCGAGATGCATGAGAATTTGGACCGTATGATGGATCAGCAACGTCTTATGGCATGGGTTGCGATGGGCTCCATGGTTTTATTTACAGCCATTATGTTTTTACCGTTTGTATCAGAAACAAAAATAACAACCTTTTCTGGTATTTTAAATACCTTCTATGTTAGTCAAGCTGCTGTGGTAAGTGTCTTTATGGGGGCAACCGCGTATAGTAAGGGTAAAAACGGTAATGGGGAAACAAAGTGAGCGGTATTAATCCTCTTACAGGAGAAGTTGATGCATATTTTGTGCAGGGCAGTAACGACGACCCTAATATACAACAGCCTCAAGGTCGGCTTAATTTTTTGCAACAAGCTGCTTTTCAAGACCAACTTAAAATGCTACAGAACCAAACACCTCAAGGAGGTTTTGAATATTACAAGCCACCCTCAATGCAAAACATGGGCGGTTCAGGAATAGCTTCTTTCTTACAACCCATTATTAATTATGCAAATCAAAAAACTCAAGCTGATTTACAAGAAAGAGTACAGCCCTACATAGAGCAAGTAACCGAACTAACAAATCAATATTTTCCAGATGCTTTTTCTTCAGGTTCAGGGATAAATCAAGGAATTGGGGGTTTTAGTAACAGTATGAACCCATACAACCAAAATCAATTACAATCTTCATCTTATCAAAGTCCTTTTGGAGTGGGTTCTCTTTTTCGTTAATTTAAAGGATAAAAATGGATAAGTTAGAGAAAAAAACGGGCGTTGTGGTTAAAAAAGAACAAAATGAATTTGAACTTGGTTTAAGGTTTCTTGGTAACGAATTAATTGCAATTAAATTATCTGCAACAAACTTTAGTGGAAAACTTATTGTTTGGAGCATTTTATTACTGTTGTTTAGCTTTATGATATTGGAGGTATTTGGGTTAAACGCTATGTTAGGCTACGGGGTACAATAATTACACATTCATAAGGGAGGTTTGAATGGCTAATATTTATGTGCCAAAACAAGATGAAGAAATACTTACACCTTTTAGCCCTATTTTGGGTTACAAGAAAATGTCAGACGCTTTTGTTGAAAAATGTAACAAGGCTATAGACGATAAGATGGAAGACTGGTCGGGTAATCTTGTTGGTAAAGTAAAAGAAGAATTAAAGTGGAACGACGATTTAAATAAAGCATGGTCGGACGAAATGGGTCAGTTTTTAATGCGGTATCAAAGTCACGCAGAACTTTATACGTCCATGGGTAGAAGGAATATTACACCCGATGTTTTAGATTACAGACTTGAAATAGCTAGTAGTTGGTTTGTTCGTCAGTATGAACATGAGTACAACCCTATTCATGTGCATTTAGGATCAATGCTTTCTTGTGTTGGCTATTTACAATTACCCGAAGGCATTGAGGAGGAGTGGGAGGAAGACGATAAAAATCATCATCCAAGTCATGGACACATACAATTTGTTTACGGTCACGCTGCTAACCACACAGGGTCCAACTTTCTAATGAAACCAAGAGTAGGTCACTTTATTGTTTTTCCTGCACATTTGCATCATTGTGTTTATCCTTTTAAAACTTCTGGCGAAAGGCGTTCTTTTAGTGTAAACTTCACAATAGCAGCTTCGCCCAAGGAAAGTAAATGAGTTTAGTATCGTCACTAATAGGTCCCGTAACAGGCATTCTTGACAAAGTTATTGAGGACAAAGATCAGAAAGCTAAGTTAGCCCACGAATTGGCAACGATGGCGGATAAATTTTCCCATGAACAACAACTGGCGCAAATCGAAGTCAATAAGGCAGAGGCAGCTTCTGGAAGCCTTTTTAAAGGTGGTTGGCGTCCTTTCATTGGTTGGGTCTGTGGGATTGCTTTTGGGTATCATTTTGTTGTTCAGCCAATTATTGTTTTTGTAGTGGCTCTTGTCGGAGTAAATATTCCTGAGTTACCAGAATTTCAAATGAATACCCTCCTTACGGTTTTGGGTGGAATGCTAGGCATAGGCAGCCTCAGAACGTATGAGAAACAGAAAGGTTTGACCAAATGAAAAAAGAATTTCCGCGTGGGTTGAGTTACTTTAAAAAGGGTGGACCGGCTTCAAAAAAATCAAAGGGCAGTAAAATTTGTCCAAAAGGAAAAGCTTGGGCGCAAAGAACTTTTGATACTTATCCTAGCGCGTATGCTAATATGGCTGCTTCTAAATACTGTAAAGATCCAAATTATGCAAAAGGTGCAAAAGGAAAATCAACAAGGAAAGCCTAATGGTAACGCAAAAAAATAAAACAAAAATAAAAAAAGTAATTAAAGGATTAACAAAAGCATCAAAAACACACGCCACACAGGCTAGAACGTTAAAAGATGTTGTTAAAAAAGGTAAACAAAGGAAAGCGTAATGGGTGCGTTAAAAGACTGGGTCAAGCAAGATTGGGTTCGTATTGGCACAGATGGAAAAATCAAAGGAAAATGTGGAACTTCAAAAGATAAGAAGAACCCAGATCGTTGTTTGCCCCGCAGTAAGGCTAATAGTCTTTCACAATCCGAACGCGCAGCCACCGCTAAAAAGAAAAAAAGAGAGGGTGGCAAGGGAAAAACTGTTGTAAAGAATACAAAAGAAGCAACTGTTAAATTTGCACGGAATGGTGGAGAAATGAAAAAAGGATCAAGAACTATTGCAAAAGGTTGCGGTAGGGTTATGGATAAACGCAGAAAACAAACATTATATACTTAGGAGGTAGAATGGCAGGTTTAGAAATGATACAGGTTGGAACGGATATGAAAAATAATCCTGTTTACAACGTTAAAAACAAGGGGGGTGGTCTTCTTTCAACAACAATTTATACAGCAGAAGAGGCACAAGCACTTATTGATGGTGCAGTAACAACTGTTGCGCCGGTAGAGGTTGTGGTAGAGACCGCCGTGGTTCCAGATTATGAGAACATGACTAAGTTGGAGTTGGAGTCTTTGATGCGATTACATAATATTGAACTTGATCGTCGTAAGAGTAAAAAAGATTTGTTGTCACAAGTAAGAAAGCATTTTAATAAATAAAATTGAAAAAGATGTATGTTTTGTTTGTGGAAATGAGGTCAAGGTGTATTGGGTATACACCACCGTGCAAAAATGGAGACAAGTAAAAGAAATATGTCTTTTGTGTTTACAGAAAGAAAAAGATGAAAGAAAACTTTCAAAAATGCCTTGAACTTATTCTACATCATGAGGGCGGATGGGTAAATCACCCGCGTGATCCCGGCGGTGAGACTAATTTTGGAGTAACCAAAAGAGTTTATGAGGAGTGGGGTGGCACTAAAGACATGAAAGAGCTAACAAAAAAGGATGTTGCTCCTATATATGAGAAGAATTATTGGCTTAGAGCAAAATGTGATCAACTTCCGTCTGGATTGGATTTAGCCGTGATGGACTGGAGCGTTAACAGCGGTGTAGGTAGGGCAGTTAAAAAGTTACAGGAAATGATTGGCACGGTAGCTGATGGAGGTATTGGTCCGAATACCTTAAAAACGTTAGACGAGTATATAGAGCACCATGGTTTAGAAAAAACTATTCGGTCATATAGCAATATAAGACAACAGTTTTATGAGTCTTTGTCTACGTTTGATACTTTTGGCAGAGGTTGGACTCGTAGGAACGAAGAAACCCTTGAACAATCTTTGAAGTTAGTATAAGACATGATAAGAGTTAATGTGGTGATATACGAATGGATGAGATTTATTTTTCAGAAGCTGTTTTTAGAATTATTAGACAAAGGAAGGAAATAATAAGTGAAACGTTAAATTCTGGTAACGTAAAGGATATGGAACATTATAAGTTTTTAATGGGAAGTATTGAGACTGCAAATTTTATCGAACAGGAACTCAAGAGCCTGCTAGAAAAACAGGAGCAAATAGATGTCTGAAGCAAAGACAATAGATTTAAATGTTGCGAAAGAAGCTGTTGAAGGTTTAAAAACAGCGTATGTCAATTCAGAGGATAAGGTTTTAGACCCATCTTTGTTAGATAAACCCTTACTTGAAAGGATGCCTAATCCGACAGGGTGGCGTCTTTTAATTTTACCCTACAGGGGTAAAGGTAAAACAGAGGGTGGTATTTATTTACCTGATCAAATTGTACAAGATCAAAACGTATCTACACAAGTAGGATATGTTTTAAAAGTTGGTTCCTTAGCATATAAAGATGAAAAAAAATTCCCTGACGGTGCGTGGTGTCAGAAAAAAGATTGGGTATTATTTGCCCGATATTCAGGCTCTCGTTTAAAAATAGATGGCGGAGAAGTTCGCATTTTAAATGACGATGAGATTTTAGCAAAAATTTTAGCCCCAGAAGACATTCTGCATTTTTAGGAGATATCATGGCTGAAGAACAAAAACAGGAAGAAATGGAGTTAGAGGTTGAGGTAAAAGAACCCGAAGATAACCCAGAAGTTGATGTTGTTGAAGATAGTTCAGAAGATCAATTTAAAAAAGCTGAAAGTTCTACTCAAAAGAGAATTGATCGTTTAACAAAAAAAATGCGCACAGCGGAACGTGAACGCGAAGAAGCTATGCGATACGCTCAAAACATAAAAAGCGAATCAGATAATTTAAAATCTAGGTTAAATAATTTAGATGGAGCTTACGTTCAGGAATACAGTAACCGAATTGATTCGCAAATGAAAGAGGCGGAACAACAATTGAAGCAGGCTATGGAGCTTGGGGATACTTCCGCTGCTGTGGAGGCACAACGTAGGTTTACGCAATTAGCCGTGGAAACAGACAGAGCGAATCAGGCAAAGGCACAACAACAAAGACAGCAGGAGCAAGCAAAACAGTATGCACAACAACCTATGCAACAACCTATGCAACAACCTGTTGTAAAAAAGCCAGACCCCAAAGCAGAGGATTGGGCCAGTAAAAACAACTGGTTTGGACAAGATGAAGCAATGACTTTCGCTGCTTTTGGTATTCATAAAAAGCTTGTTGAAGAAGAAGGGTTTGACGCGACGAGCGATGAGTATTATGATGAACTAGATAACCGTATTGCGGAAGAGTTTCCGCATAAGGTGAAAACTAACGGGGCAGGAAGCAAGAGACCCGCTCAGACTGTAGCTTCCGTGTCACGCTCCGCAACTGGGCGCAATAGTAGTAAAAAGGTTCGACTCACCCCGACCCAAGTTGATATAGCTAGAAGATTGGGTGTGCCACTAGAAGAATACGCGAAACACGTTAAGGGATAAGATATGGATAGCAAAAAAGAAAATTCTATAGAACGAAGCCCCCGTGCAAATAATACTAGGGAAAAGACGGCGCAGCGTAAGCCGTGGGCTCCCCCGTCTATGTTAGAAGCACCACCTGCACCAGATGGTTTTAAGCATCGTTGGATTAGGGCAGAAACCCGTGGATTTGATGATACTAAAAACGTCAGCGCGAAAATGAGAGAGGGTTGGGAATTGGTTCGCAAGGACGAATACCCTGATTTTGAAGCCCCTGTTGTTGACACAGGTAAATATGAAGGTGTTTTTGGAGTAGGTGGTTTAATTCTTGCCCGCATACCTGATGAAACCGTTAAAGAAAGAACTGCATATTTTTCAAGTAGAAATGCAGATCAAATGCAAGCTGTTGATTCGGATATGATGCGTGAGAATGCTCATTCAACCATGACAATCAGTAAACCTGATCGTCAATCTCGCGTGACCTTTGGAGGTTCACAAAAGTAAAACCTTTTAATAGGAGGCCTATAAATGGCAAATAATCTTACAGGTGGTTATGGTCTACGTCCTATTGGAATTACAGGTAGTGGTCCGAACTCAACTGGTTTAACCAAGTATGAGATCGCGTCCGACTACACCACTGCAATTTATTCTGGTGGTATTGTAGTTCCGGCAAGTACGGGAACCATAATTATCACCGATCAAGCTATTGCTCCCTTGGGTGTTTTTGCAGGTGTTGAGTTCGTAGATTCAGGTACGAAAAAAACTACTTTTAAAAACTACTGGCCGGGATCAAATAACGTTAGTGTAGACACTAATTTTCCGATTAAAGCTTTTGTTTATGATAATCCGTCACAGCTTTATGTTGTGGCAGCTGATGGCACGAATACTGATCGTGCAACAGCCTTAGCAGATGTTTTTGCAAATTGTGATATGGCAAGTGTAAATAGTGGAAGCACAAATACTGGGCAAGCCACTGATTTACTTGACATAAGCACAGCAGCAACCACGGGCACTTTAGACGTTCGTATTGTTGGTCTTTTTGAAGACGAAGCAAATTCAGACTATTCTGCGCTAGGTCATCAGTATATTGTACGGCTTAATCATCATTTCAATACTGGTATGGGTGCAGCAGTCGGCACTTTTGCCACAACTGGTATATAAGGGAGTAAGTCATGGCAATAAGTAGAGCCCAACTCGCGAAAGAGTTAGAACCCGGACTTAACGCCCTTTTCGGGCTTGAGTATGACCGATACGAGAATGAGCACGCTGAAATCTTTGAAGAGGAGTCTTCGGACAGAGCCTTTGAAGAAGAAGTAATGCTTGCAGGTTTTGGAACTGCACCAACCAAAGATGAAGGTGGAACCATCAGCTTTGACGCAGCGCAAGAAACCTTTACGTCAAGATATACGCATGAGACTATCGCTCTTGCTTTTTCAATTACTGAAGAAGCGATTGAAGATAATCTTTATGACAGATTGGCGTCTCGTTATACAAAAGCGTTAGCGCGATCTATGGCGCAAACAAAACAAATTAAGGCAGCTTCTATTCTTAACAACGCTTTTAGCACTAGCAGTGCTATTGGTGATGGAGCAGCTTTATGTTCTTCAGCACACCCTTCAATAACAGGAAATCAGAGAAATCTTCTTTCTACAGCAGCTGATCTTAATGAAACTTCATTAGAGCAAATGTTGATTGATATTGCAGGATTAACTGATGAGCGTGGTTTGAAGATAGCTGTACGAGGCACTAAACTCATTATACCAAAAGAATTGCAATTTATCGCAGAACGTGTGTTAAATTCAAATCTTAGGGTAGCAACTGCTGATAACGATGCAAATGCTATTAAGAATATGGGAATGCTACCAGAAGGTGCGGTAGTAAATCATTTCTTAACAGATACAGATGCTTTCTTTATTAAAACAGATGCACCAAATGGGTTTAAATATTTTAATCGTGCTCCTATTAAGACAGCAATGGAAGGTGATTTTGATACTGGAAATATGCGTTTTAAAGCACGGGAAAGATATAGCTTTGGTGTAAGCGACTGGAGATCTGTATTCGGTACACCCGGCGCAGCTTAATTAGTTGTTACATCTTTTTATGAAGGGGGCGAGTTTTCGCCCCTTTCTTTTTTGTATTAAGTATAGTATAAAAGATTATTCCCTTGACAGTTGCATGGTGCAACTGACTAACCCAAGACAAGGAGATTGATATGGGTAATACAACTTTTTCAGGATCAATTCGATCCGAAGCAGGTTTTAAATCTGTTACAAAAAATTCTTCAACAGGAGCCATAACAGATGGTTTCGTTGTAAATTCTTCAGGAAATATGACAAACACGGCCGGTGGACATTTGCAATATGCAGCTGCTACAGGCTATGGACCTGCTGATTTAATCGTTGGTAAGGGTGGAAGTCAATATGGCACTGTTAATCCTTATGCGGAAAGTTCCACGCAACTATTTCCATTAGGAGCTCAACTTCATTATGGCAACAACATTTATCGTTATGGTCAAATGGGGTCAGGAGCAGTGACCGCAGGTAAACTTGTACAACACGCAGCCGTGATAGCCAATCATACTAATATGACTGCAACGGCTACGACAGCAGCAGGAGAAACTGCGATATCTGTAGAAACCGCGGGTGATACAGACCTTACTTTAAATCAGTATGCTGATGGGTATTTATGGGTTAATGACGCAAACGGAGAGGGACAAACAATGCGGGTAAAATCTAACCCTGTACATGATCACTCTGCGGATCCTTCTGTCGTTATAACAACGTATGATCCTTTGAAAACAGCGTTAACCACAAGTTCAGAACTGTCTCTTATAGCAAATCCGTATACGGGTCTCATTGTAGCTCCTGCTACTGAAACAGGCTGTGTCATGGGTGCAACGCTTATTGATATGACCGCTAGTTATTATGGTTGGTTTACTGTATCTGGTCCACAAGCACTTCTTAGCGTTGGCACGTTAGTTGTTGGTAACATTGCGGTGCGCTCAGGAGGCACAGCCGGTGGGGTCGCTCCTGCAACGGACAACTTGCTAACGGAAATTGGTGAGGTTATGGCAGCCAGAGCAGACACTGAATATTCGCTTGTTTACATGAATTTACAATAATTAATCAGGTGGGGCGCAAGCCCCACTTTTAAAAACAGGAGATTAATATGGGACTTTCAGACGTACAAGCGCTCACCATAAATGACGAAAATGCTGCCGACCCTGATAGACTAGTTACAGCAGCTAGACCAGATACATCAGCAACGATGGCAGCTACTACTTTTGCAGGCGGGGCAGCTAGAAATGTCACTGTAACAACTTCAGGAACTGGAGATAACGCGAAGACTTGTACTATTACAGGAACAGATGTTTTTGGTGATGCCATGACAGAAGTTATTACTTCAACAAGCTCCGCGGAAGCGGTTGCAGGAACAAAATTATTTTTAACTGTTACTGCTGTAGAATGTTCTGCAAAATATGCAGCTAACATAACCGTTGGTTCTGGAACGCTTTGTGCGCAAGCGGTTAACGGAGACAACCGCGTGAGACTTAAAGGAATGTCTATTACGTCGGGTGGAACCGCAGGAGATGTAGAGTTTATTAATGGCGCTCCAGAAGATGGAACAACATTATTTAAATCAAGAACAATTGGAACGGCTAACACCGTGATAGATAGAACTATTCCTTCAGAAGGGGTTTTATTTAATAATGGCTTAGTTATTAAATATACCTTAGATGTTGCTGATATGATTACAATTTTTCATGCGTGATTGACATGGCAGATAAAATGCCAAAAAGAAATAAGAAGAACTTTCGCCCGACAAAAAAGGGTGCGGGTATGACTGAAGCAGGAGTTAAAGCATATAGAAGAAAAAACCCCGGTTCTAAATTACAAACCGCAGTAACAGGGAAAGTAAAGGCAGGGAGTAAAGACGCTAAGAGGAGGAAGTCGTTTTGCGCAAGGTCAAAGGGTCAAATGAAAAAATTTCCAAAAGCAGCAGCCGATCCAAACAGTCGTCTTCGCCAAGCAAGAAGACGTTGGAAATGTCGGTAACAGTTGAGGAATTAGATAAAAAAATTGCAGTTTTAAGCACAGTTGTTGATAGAATTGAAAATAATCATTTAGAACATATTAAGAAAGATATTGATAAGTTAGACTTTAGAATTTGGGCTATTTTAACAGGAGTTATTGTTCAATTAACCGCGACAGTTGTAACTTTGGTCTTATAAATGGCTTATTTGCAAAGTAATATTCCTTATTTTAAATGTTGGGTCAGAAAAGAATATACACACAACCATGAAAAATATCACGGAGAATTTTTACACGCCATGGCAATTGCTGTTACAACCATACCTAATAGATCTTTAAGTTTTCAAGTAATCTTTACGGGAGTTGAGGCGGAGGGAGAACCTGAAGATACTGTTCATGGTGGTGCTATGTGGGCCAGAATGCCCATTACAGGGTTAGTTGGGGACATGGCCTTGGAAGAATGGCCTGAACCAATGGAGACACATAATGCACAGCCATGGGATTGTTCTTCTCATACTCATTCAGTTTATGTTATGGATCGCACTACACCATGTCCTTGGTTAGCAAAAATAGATGGTGGTTTTTTTCCTGCAAAATATTTGTTTACTGTTGACTATACAGATAGTGAGATAGCAGATGATCCTGCACAACATAAACAGTCTCATGTATTACAGTTACTCGACGCGGGAGAGTGGACTGGAAATATCGTAGCTCTGCCTAATAATAGAGTAAGAGTTACGCATCCCGCATGGTTTACAGTTGGAGAAGGAGCTCCTGATTTTAGACCATCACAATTTTTACACTATTCAAAATCAGATTTAGATTATACACTAGATGTAAATCGCATTTATGATAATTTGTACAACGAAGGAGAAAAAGATGACAAGTAGAGTAAATATAGGGGCAGCCGGCCAAAAGAAAATGAAGAAAAAAACCACTCCAAAAGCCAAGGGAATGCGTATGGGTGGTAAAGTAAAAGCCAAGGGAATGCGTATGGGTGGTAAAGTAAAAGCCAAGGGAATGCGCATGGGCGGTAAAGTTAAAGCTAAAGGAATGCGTATGGGCGGTAAAGTTAAAAAGATGAAATATGGTGGAAAAGCCAAGGGAATGCGCATGGGCGGAAAGGTGATGAAAAAATAAATGGCAGTTTCTGGATCTACTAATTTTGAATTAGATGTAACTGAATATATTGAAGAAGCTTTTGAGCGTTGTGGTTTGGAGGTTCGTACAGGTTATGATCTTAAAACAGCAAAAAGATCTTTAAATCTTATGTTAGCAGAGTGGGCGAACAGAGGTCTTAATCAGTGGACCATTACCCAAAGAACGCAGGCTTTAACAGCTAATGATGGCGAATATACGTTAAATGCGGATGTTATTGATATTTTATCTATGGCGGTTTTGCGAGATGGAACTTACCTATCCGTTTCAAGGATCAGTAGAGACACTTATTTGAATATTCCAAATAAAACCACTACGGGTAGACCAAATCAATTTTTTCTTGATAGACAAGTTACTCCTAATTTAAAAATTTGGCCTGTTCCAGAAAACTCTACAGATGTAATTTATTATGATGCCTTAACTAGAATTGACGATGTTGATACTCAAATAAATACTTTGGATGTGCCTTTTAGGTTTTATCCTTGTCTAGCAGCCGGCCTTGCTTATTACATTTCAATTAAAAGAGCTCCAAATAAAGTACAACTATTAAAAGCTGTTTATGAAGAAGAGTTCGAGAGAGCTATGACAGAGGATAGAGATAGATCGTCATTTCAAGTAGCTCCAAGTTTAGATTATTATGCGGTGTATTAATGGGTCGATTTGCAACAGGAAAACACGCTGTAGGAATTTCAGATAGGTCTGGGTTTAGATACCCTTTGAAAAAAATGCGTAAAGAATGGAATGGGTTACTAGTTGGGCGAGATGAGTGGGAACCAAAACAACCTCAATTATTTCCAAGAAGACAAATCTCCGATCCTGAAGCCGTTAGAGACGCAAGACCTGACCGTAAGGAGCCCTTAGAAGTTTTTGTTGGTGTTCCTTTAATAGAAAACCAAGGTTTAAGAAGGCCGATTGCTTTAGGATCTGTTGGGGAAGTTACGGTGACAACATGAGTTTTACATATGCAACTTTAAAAACTGCACTTCAAGATTATACGCAAAATGATGAAACGTCTTTTGTTAGTCATCTTGGTATGTTCATAAGACTAGCTGAAGAGAGAATTTTAAAGTCTGTACAACTTAACATTTTTCAAAAAAATGTTTCAGGAAATATGACTTCAGGAAATCAGTATCTTGCTGCTCCCTCTGATTTTTTAGCTCCCTTTTCTTTAAGTATAACTAATAGTAGTTCCACAGAATTTTTACAATTTAAATCTTTAGAGTTTGCTCAAGCTCATAATCCAAACTCATCTACAACAGGAACTCCTCGTTATTATGCTCAGTTTGATGTGGATAATTTTATAATTTCTCCTACACCTAATAGTGCATTTGTGGTTACTTTAAGTTATTTTTATAGACCAACAAGCCTTACCGCAGGTTCAGACTCAGGAACAACTTGGTTAAGTGAAAACGCAGAATTATCCATGTTATATGGTTCATTATTAGAGTGTTACACCTATATGAAGGGGGAGCCAGATTTAATTTCTTTGTATAATAGTAGATTTATGGAATCTCTTGGGAGACTTAAAAATCTTGGCGAGGCTCAAGAAGTTAGTGATGAGTTTAATTTAGGTCAACTTAGAAAGGCAAAAACATAATGCTTACAGAGTCGTTAGGTATGTCAAATAACTTTTCTGTTGGCGTGGAAACAACAGATAATAGAGGGTTTACTCCAGAAGAAACCGCAGAACGTTGTGTAAATAAAATTATCGGAATATCGGACAACGCTCACCCTGCAATACGAGATCAGGCCCGTGCTTATCGTAAAGAAATGGAAAAAATAATTGCAATATATATGAGACAGGCTATTAAAAGTGATAGAACTACTGTATATAATGCTATTAAAGACTCAGGAAACCCGAAACTAGCTGAATATATAAGGAGAATGTAATGGCTTTTACTGGAAACTTTCTGTGTACTTCTTTTAAAACAGAACTTTTAAAAGGCGTCCACAATTTTACGGCAACCACAGGTAACACATTTAACATCGCTTTGTATACCAATAGTGCTTCTTTTACAGCAGCTACTACTGCGTATACTACAAGCAATGAAATATCTGGAACAAACTATTCTGCAAAGGGAGCAGCACTAAATCCTGTTACACCCACGGCAAGTGGCACAACAGCCTTGGTTGATTTTGCGGACGAGGTGTTTAGCACAGTAACAATATCTTCAGTTCGAGGTGGATTAATATTCAATGACACAGCGACAG